GGCTTGCATGGGTAAATTTCACCTCGCACACCACGAATGATGTAATCGCCTCGCGCAACGAGCATTTTACCTTCTAACGTTTCGATTTCCATTACAATATCAGGGCCGTTAGTTGCTCCGAAAAAGCTGTTTCCTTTTAGGAAGCCATTCACGAACTTTACTTCGCCCTGCTCAATCGCTTCTTTAATCCAAACAGGGTCATCTTCTTGGTCACGCCCACCCGTCCATTCGAACGCTTCAATCACAACTGGTTTCTTACGATATTTCATACTACCCTCTCCAATCTCACAATCTCATTTTGTCGTCGTATCTACACGTTGTTAACTGCTCTCAGGGCTTCACTTAATTTTGTCATATTCACTCTTTCACCTAAGTTAGTGCCTACGCCTTTAATAGCGATTTGAACAATTTGACCAATGTTGATAATTCGTAACTCATCATCTTTTTGAATCGTCAACATTTCACTCCCCTCCAATACATCGCATAACGCTACTCTAGTAGGCCCTACACTTACAGGAGAATCATGTGTAATAATTTCACCGTTTGTTAAGTGAATTTCAATAATTGATTTCATACTTTCACACTCCTTTTTCCCATTCTTCATATGTGATGTAAGAAGTCACTTTGTTAGGCGGTAATATTTCTTCGTCTGCCTTTTGATATGCTTTTGCATACGTGTGACCCTTTTTCATATACTCGTCAATCTTATCCGCTAGTCGTTTCTGATACTTCGCATCTTTATAATCACGACCTCTACGCACTCCTGGCAACTGCCCATCAATGAGTTTAATCTTCACGCAACGACAATTAATATCCATATGCGCTACATGCCACATTGTTGGCCCTTTTGCTTTCATACCTTTGAAGTGGAAATATCCTTCTTTGTCGGCTCTTTGACCATCTAGCTTACGATGTTGATGTCGTGTGCGTTTATCAAGCGTTGAGAGCCACAAGCATTGAATATCAGCGTACTTCCGCATTTCTTCCGTTACTGCTTCATCTGCGAGTGACATTGCTCTAGCGCCCTCTGTACGTGCGACAGTCCTTGCCCTGTTTTGACTAAAACCAACAGCATTTTCAATTCGCTTTGCCATCTTCCAGTAACCTTCGCCAGCTAACAACGATTGACTAACTTCAATTTGAATCTTACGAATGATTTCATTTCGATGTACTTCAAGCACACCACGCAATCGAAGAAATTCGATAGGATTAACTAATGCTGCCGCAATAACGTCCTCACTTGGTAATGTAAATCCATCTTCTGTGCCTTGATACACTTGAAATAAATAAGCTGCCAGTAAATATTGCTCAACATAAATACGCTGTTGCGATACTTCAATATCCTTTACGATTTGCGTGTAATCTGCATTTAACTGCTGAGCAATGCGTTCGAGTTCTTTTGATAAGCGATTGTACTTATTTAAGTCTGTGTAGCTACTCTCGTCACTCTTTACAAACTTACTGTACATATTGCTAAGCGTTGCCAGAATCTCTTTTAAACGCTTTCCGAGCAGTTCATCGACTTCTCGCTCACTCTGTGCGATTAATTCGTCTAAACGCTTGATAATGTCTAATTGATTATGAATTTGTTTCGGCATCATCGTCACCTACAAGTGGTCCTAATTGTGTGCTGTAAGCACTTGTTTCACGTTCAATTAGTTCTTTCTCGTATTTCGAGTCATCAACCACACCTTTAATGTTGTCAAATAGTGTTTCATCCGAGATGATACCTTTCATTTTGGTTGCAAATTCAGCTAAATGCGCTTTATCTTGTGGCACATTACGACTGAAACCGAATGATATTTTGCGATAGTCGATGCCATCTGTGATAATACGCCAGTTTGAACAAATGACTTTGAATTGCTCACGTAATCCTTTTGAGAATTTACGTGCCTTTGTGCCAGCTTTCGCTTCAAGGTCCATCATCTTCCACTTACGTGATTCGCCAGATTGTGCGCTACCACTGAAACTTTCATCCGCCATGTTCACGCTGCTACTAAATTTATGAATATTTGATACAAGCATGTTTTTCGTATTTTCAAGGAATCCATCGTTTACATTTTTCGTAATGAAATAGGCTTTTCCACTTTGCCCGTCGTAAGAAGTTGGTAGCGTTAAAACACCTGTACGTTTCGCTTTTTCAGCTTCTTCCTTCTCCATTTCGATTCCTTCAAGCGCTAAATAAGCATGGGCAAACGCCTCTATTTCATTCACACTGTCACTTGTAACAACATCATATGCATCAATAAGCGGCTCGACCTTTTCGAAGTCGCACATTTCTTCATTGTTGTTCTGGAATAGGGCAACCGGGACATGATTGAAGCCATGCGGTTTCGTTTCAACAAGCATCAACTCGCCTTTTTCATTCGTGGCAAAGCGTGTTAGTTCGGTGTCTGTGTATACAGTAACGAGTAGACCTTTTTCGCCACCTTCTTTCACTGCCGCTGTTTCTTGATAACGAATAGCATGTGTTCGTTTCGTTCCGTTATAGACAAAGAAAATTTCCCATGCAGGAATGTTCATTACTCGAAGCGGAGGGAACTCACTCTCCTCGATGGATTGCTCTGGATCTTCTACGTTTTCAAGGTACATCAAACGTGCAGCATAGCCAGCAGCACTCATGTATGTGCATAGTTCTGCATCTAAATCTGGCATTTCATTTGTCGTGATTAAATCATCCAATAGATTATTAAACGATTCCGCAATAGCTTGTGCGTTTTCGTACGATGCTTCATCTACTGTGTACGACACTTCATTACCAAATAAATATCCAGTTACCTGGTCCACAATGTACCCTCTAAAATCATTTGTCAGTTGATTATTCGGCTTTGTAATATCCTCAACTGTTCGACTTTGAATCTCTAGCCCTTTTTGTAAATAACGTTGATACAGCGCACTTGTTGTGCTTTTTGAATTCTTGTGAAGCGCAATAGCTTCTGCAACTGTATCTGTATTCACGTTATCTAATACATAGCTCACACTACTTCTCGGTCCCATATTTTCAACTCCTTATAAACTAAATCCCGCTTTTGCTTTACGTGATGTACGCATATCTTCAGAAAATGAATAGCGTGTGGCATCAATCGTATGGTTATCCTTATCCTCTAGTCGTGGTTTCGGATTACCGTCTTTATCAGTTTGATAGTCGATGTTCTCGAACTCTTTTGCGATATTTGGTGTACGAAGCGGGTCAATGATAATAGCATCTAAGTCATCAAGCCACTGCTCGCCATATTCAACGCTATCCGGACCCTTCTTCACGCCTTTGATACGTTTAATACCATGTTCATTCTTCAGTTCTGCAATAGATTTTGGCTCGGCACTATCAGCGAATATTTCATCTGATTGATAGCCACGCTTATGCAACCACTTGGCGAACTCCCGGTTACTAATCTTTTGGCCGTAATGTTCATCCAGTGCATAGATGACGTTTTTCTTCTTGTCATAATGCCATCGCACGAATGCTAAAGGGTCTGTAGCATAACCAAAGTCGACTGCGTTACGAATGTTATCAAATGAAGCGGCCATTTCGTCTGTGATGATGCCCTTCTCTATTTGTAAGTTATCGAACGGTACAACACCAGAGCCAATCGCTTCACCGAGATATTCCCACCTGTACCGCATTTCATTTCGTTCTTTAGCTGCGTTTGCTTCTTCGATGAATTGCTTTGAGATAAATGGGTTATCTAAATACGTTGAAGCATGAACAAACGTATTGTCTGCAACAAATGCACTCTCGTACTTCTTATTCACCCACGACTGCTTACGCTTTGGCGGATTGTACGAATAGAAGAACTTATAAAAAAGACCATCAGCCAATTCCCCACGTAGTAGCGAGTTGGTGATAGTCGTAATTTCATCTTCTGTTTTAAACTCTGCTAATTCCTCTAGCCATGCAAGCGCAAATGGAAAGTTAGCACTTTTTAATGATTTGATTCGCTCTGGCTCACTTGCTCCACGAAACACCATGTAATTTCCTCTCGGAGTGTAAGTGATCCGCATCGGACTTTTATTTACCTTGAACAAATGCGTTACACCTTGTTCACTGATAGCCCACTTCATCTGCTCGAAAATAGATAACTCAATCGTATTGTCAATCTTACGAATACCTACCGCATTTAAAGGATAGCGCATAAGCAGTTGTACGATGATGTGCGCAATGTCCGATGACTTACCACTACCACGACCACCCTTGCAAACGACATTTAGAATATCTTTGCTAATAGATGCTTTCCATACGCTATGAAACTTCTTTGGCAACAGTTCGGATAATCGTTTCACCGTCATTCGTCATCACCGCTAATATCGTCAATGAATTGTACTGCGCCAGCTACTTCGACCTCTGCTTTTTCAGTGAATAGCTTGTAACGCTTACCAAGTAATTCAGCAGCACGAATTTTCTCTGCAACTGTCGGCTCAACTTGCATTACATCTTGTTCGCCCATTCCTGCGCCTACAAGAGCCGTTCCTTTCTTCTGACCTCGTAGTACAGATGTAAGTGTTTCAAGCACCTCTGTAGCGTCTGCAATGCGCTCAGACTGCAATTGTTTCATGCGTTCGTCTATATAAGAGGAAACCTTAACATTTGCTAACATTCGGCTTCCTGCTGCATTAGCTGTGCTTTCCTTCTTCACATTCGGATAAGCCGTCATGTATGCTTTTGTAGCATTTGGCTCTTTAATGTACTCATCTGCAAAACGCAGTTGTTTCTCTGTTAGGTTGTGTTCAATCAATGGCAATCACCACCCATACGCTAATCGCTCCTATCTAAATTTTAATTCTACCCATTCTCTTTTCTTTCGTTGCACACACTTAATATCTCGCTTGTAACGAGCAATGAACATCTTACGCTTGTTACGGAATGTTTGTGTGACCCTGCCTTTCACATCGACAACTTCTTCTCGTCCATCTGCATACGTCACGACAAAATCTGCTACATAGGTGATAGCTTGATGTTTTTTACCATCCATTACAAATGCATCTTGAATCACGAATGGTACTTGTAACTGGATGTCCTTCACTACACTATGTTTTTGTAACTCAATGAGATAAAGGTAGTAACGTGATTCCATATAAGAATCAAACGAAATGTCATTAATGACCACTGTTTTGTTATTATACTTAGACTGTCGAGTTTTCTTTTTTATCATTTTTAAAACCTGCCTTTAAATAAAAGTTAAACAGCATAAGCGTAATCCCTATCACACTAAACCAAATAGGAACAGGTTGTTGCTGAATCATCATCGTTAAAATAATTGCCGCAGTCCCTACAAACATCACGAAAATGAAATCTTTCATCACGATCAACTCCTTTCTCCAAAATAAAAAGCCACTCATTTGAGTGACTTCGAAATAAACTAACGACTTATGCTGCTTTTGATTTGCTCTACTAATTCGTGCCAGGCATCCCCTAATGCATCCAAAAACACTCTAACGCTCGCTAGTAACATAACCCTAGCAAATACAACCACTAGCGCAAGTGAGAATAACGCCCAGAACAGAGTTATCCCTTCGTGAATATTGCTATCGACATTCCCCGTGCATTTCCCCCTCCCTTTATATTAATAAGTACAATGAATATATCGTCTTAATGAAAGATAAATGAATGAAAAAAAGCACCCCGAGGATGCTCTAAAATAAATCAAATGTTTTTTGAGAAGATATTATTTTCTCTACAATTTTTACATTTTAACACTACTTGGATTTTATCATTACTGACGAAAGCAATAGAAGCAAGTGTTTTCTCTCTCGGCAACATATGTACACTGCCAACTGAACCAACTGTCTCGCGAGAATAGTTTGCGTACCAATCTGTAACGCCGCTACAATTAAAACATACATGGCTACCTGTGATTTGCATTTTTATCACCCCTTTATTTAAATATAACAAATAAGGAATATTTAGTAAAAATATCTGTGACGTTTATTTATCCCGTCTTAGCACAGTATAACTGTAGCCATTTTACTTCTTGGGTTGTCGTCTCTTTTTATTATTATTTATTTTATGTTTTAAAAATTATGTATGAGAGCCGAAGGACTCTCTAAGGGGATAGGATTCAGCGTCTGCATGGGTTACATTTTGTGCATTTGTCGGATAACCGAATGCTAATATGTATGGCGAGTAACGCTGCTATGCTAAACTCACCTATTAAATTGTCAATGTGCATTGTAATAATGTATGAAAAAACCACAATATGCACATGGAGTTAATCACTCCTGTAAGCCGACGAACTAAATACCTTTTCGCTGTAAGGGTGTAGTATTGTTTCATCGACCTACAGGAAAAATTAATTTCCCGAAATATACATTCATCATGGAATGATTGGTGTAGGTGCATTGTACGCTCGTGATGTTTCATGAACAGTTATATTTCCCACGCCCGAACCTACCGTCCGTTCCTGCCCCCAGTATATCGTGGATTTTAAAAATCTCCTAAAAAAACAAATATGACAACTTTGACAACCTTTAAATTTAAAATAAAGAGCCATTAATATTAAATTAAAATTCCAACTCGATTTTCTCTGTATTTATAAACAAAAACGAGTTTATATTACAGATTTCAGAGATGCAGTAATATAAACTCGTTTTTTGAGCGTCCATTTTTATTTTAATTATTATTTTTTAATAAAATAGCTTTCCGATATAGTTAAAATTTCTTGTTGCCATTGAATTATAGTATGACTTGAATTTTTATCTTGATTCTTAAAATGCTCTACCAACTCGATATAAAATTTTTTACATTCTTTATTCAAATACCTTTTATCGTAACTTCCTAGAATTAATAGTATGTGATTGTTGTTTTCTCTTATAATTTTAGTAGTTGTTTCTTTTGAATTTATTTTCACTTCCTGTGCAGTTTGCTCAATAATTTGTAAAATTATATCTTTTATCGTTAATTTAAATTGCAAACTATATTGTCTTTTAAAAAAAACTAATGGCGGTATTATAGCTAAAGTAGCAATGATTATAGCTAATATAGTTAGAACGTTCCCAATACCAAAACTTTCAATATGAGTCATTTTTCTCACCTCGATTCGATAATAATATATTACCGAAAAAAATAATAAAATCAAGAAAATATTGGCGCATATTTAATTCTCGCTAACTATTGTCGCAATTTGGCGTTGTCTCTTTTGCACAGCTTGAAAACTAAGTTCCACAACAGACGCAATATGTCGCTGCGTCTTTCCTTCTAACGTTAAATCAAGAATGATTTTATTGATTAAATCTAACTTGCTATCAAAGTCCGGTGATTCAACAAAGTTCTGAATTGGTAACAGCCTTTCTGTAATCTCTCCGTATCGTAAGAATACTTTGTTGCGTCGTTTGTACTCACGAAAGACTGGATCACCTGTCTCTCCTTGTCCTTTCGGCATCGTTGCTTCAATTCCATATTGTGCAATACCAGCGCCTACATTTGTTTCCTCACGTAGGTTTTCAAGGATTGCGATGTTCTGCGAATAATCCAACATCATATCTAAAATTTGGTGTTCATTGTGTGCCGGTACTTTATCACTTTTCACTGTAAATGCTTCAACTGTTCCCATATTCTTAAATCCCCCTATTTATAAACTTGCACTAACTTCCCATCTCTACGTCCACTGTGCATGCCCATCAAGCGTTCAATATCTTCCTGTGTTAGCTTTTCATTACCCTTATGCTGTGGTTTCTTTCCTTGCCCTTCGAACTTTACCTTAGTCACGTAAATCACCCCAAAACAGCAATCCAACGCCTACAAATACAACGCTCATTGCGCCGCACATAAACCAACCGATATTTTCAATCATTTTCATATTCCTCCTAAAACGCGAAAAAACCGAGACTGACACACTTATCCAAAATTAATTGAATAGGTATGACAGGCTCGGTGTTTCCGTTATGCTGTCTTATTTTGCTGTTGTTTATATTTTACCAAATTAGGGAATAATAATCAATTGAACTTTTGATAAAAAGAGTGCAAGGCGAGTTCGATATAGCGTAGGCGTGGAAATTTGCGTACGATTCTTGCCATTAGCTTGATTGAACCGTATCATAAATAAGCGCGGTTTAATCAAACTAATTTTTTAGTGAATTCTGAAGGGAGATATACATGAAAGAGATCACAGAACATGATTTAGATAAAATATTTTCAAAGTTCGATTCTTTACCATTCTTATTTGTTGGAGCAGGTCTTTCTAGGAGATATTTAGATACAGCTGACTGGGAAGGCTTGTTAAGTAACTATGCTAAAATTGCTAAAAGTAGTGAATTTGGATATCGTTTGTATCAAGAAGAAGCAAAGCATACAATCAATCCAGAAGGTACTCTACCTAAGATAGCTACGTTAATAGAAAATGATTTTAATAAGAAATGGTTTACTGATATAAAATTCGAAGCTAGTAGAGAAAAGTTTAAGGAATTAGCTTTTTCAGGTGTTTCACCATTTAAAATACAAATAGCAGAAGATTTAGCAAAAAAACAGTTAGATATAAAAGAATCGTATGCACAGGAAATTAAATTATTTAAATCTTTATCAGGCAAGAACATAGGCGGGATTATCACTACTAATTAT